AGTAACGTAGTACGTCCATCATTTAAGACGTAGCAGTTACCACTTGAACCAGTTGCTATTGTTTCAATTAAAATGGCTCTTCTTCGCTTTCTTTTTCTGTTGCAGGTTCTTTTATTTCTTCAAAGTCAGATACATCAATAGGTTTTTCATTTTCTAATTCTGTGTATTGTGCTTCTTCAAAAACTGGTGGTTCAAAATCCAATTGTTCTTGATTTGCATTTTCTTCAACTTCTGCATCCAATACTTCTTTGCGTTGACGTTGTTCAGATTCTTTAATTTGATTTGATAAAAGACTAGCGTCATCCGTGCTGTTTAAAATCTTTTTACATGCACGGTTTATTACAGTCTTTTTAGCCATTTCTTGAGGGAATCTTCTGTGTGTACCGTCTTCTTTAAATACACCGTTATAAACCATTTGTGATTGCTTCCACGCTTCTTCAATCTCTTCAAATGTCATGATTTCAGTGTAATTTCTACTTTCATCTTTAAATACAACTGTTGCATATGCACCGATAATGTTTTGTGTGTTTCTGTTACCAAAAGACTGTGTATGTTCAAGTTCAACAATTTTTCCGTTTTTAGTTTTATACTTAACTTCGTCACCTTCAAATATGACTTCTGCATTAATTTCTTCTGCGCCTGCTACACGTTTAGTTACTGCCATTGTTCCGTGGTAACTTCTTTGGAATTGAACCTTATCGCCATACATAATGAAATAGCCTTGATTCTTAGCAGGATTTAAACCTTGTACAACCATGTCCATTAAGGCGTTTGCTATGCTGGTTGAAGTTGCAAATTCCAGCGCTGGTTTATAACCATCTTTTTTAGATCCTTTTAATTCTTGCAGTTGTAACATTGCTGACTTCATTGCATTCTCAGGCGAATAGTTTGCAGGAAACTGTAAATCTCCTTGTGCTTCTAATGTCTTAACTCTAGATAGAACGTTGTCGCCCATTTTATTGTTTTTTAATAGTAATTCATTCGTCATTTTATATAGTCTCCATTCTTAATTTTTTATCTTGTTCATTTACTATCAATTGAATTTGTTGTGATTCTGTTTTGATAAGCTCTGTTACTGATTCAGCATTATCAATAAATATTGGCGCTGTAACTTTAAAATGTTTTGATAGTGTGTTGATGATATCTAAGCCAACATTAATTCTTGAGGCGTTATTTAAACCGCTGTCATACTCGACACCATTAACCGTTGTTGAACATGTTTCTTCTAATTCGCCGTTAACTAAGGTATTGAATAGCTTAAATTCAGCAATATCAAATTCGTTATTGATGTTTTCAGTAAGCATTTTGACTTTTGTTGTTGTAAATTCTTTTAAGATATAAAGGTCATGTGAATACTTTTCTTTTTCATCCAATAATCTGTCTTCTTCATTTCTTAATTCAGAAATAACATCATCTAGATGTTTATTTGATTTTTCGATTGATATTGACACTTCAATTTCTGATTTTTCTTGAGTAAGTTCGCTTATTTTGTCATCTATTCCTGAAACTTTATCTTGAATAGTTTTCCTGATGTTAGAGCGTTTTTGATTAATCTCATTTATCTCTAACATTACTGCTTTGTATTCGTCAGTTTGCGTAACGTCAACGTGAGTTATTTTCAACTTATTAATTTTGTTTTGTATTCTTGCTGAACGCTCTTCTGCTTCGTTGATTTTAATTTGTAAATTATTGTTGTCATCCTCTAATTTCTCGATAATTGGCTTTATTTTCTTGCCCTCTGAAATAATGTGATTGATAGATGTTTGTATTGTTTCTAATTCTTTCGATTTGTTTGCATTGAATTTCTGCAATGCTTTTTCTCTTACCTCACTCACTTGTTCAGCTGGTAACTGTTGACCACAACAACTACATACATTGTCATCAAGATATTCAAATTTTTGATTTTTAGCTTTTTCTAAATCACTTTTTAATCCTTTATGATTTTCTAATAATTGATTACGTCGATTTTCTTCATGTGTAATTTGTTGTTTGTTTTGCTTTAATCTTGTTTTAAGATTCGCAACCGTTCCATTTTCAACGTGTAGCTCATTTGTTAAAGCATGTATTTTGTTCTCATTACTGGCGCTATTATTAGCTTCTATGCGCTTCAATTCTGATTGTTTATCAGCTAATTGGTTACGCAAATTAATTTCTTCTGCACCGTTTTGAATATCTATACGCTCATTTTCAAGTTGCTCAATTTCTTGTTTTATGATTGTGTGTCTATCATTATCGAATTCCGGTACATCCTGCTTATTTTGTTGCGTTTGGTTAATACGTATCGGAATATCTTTGATATCTTTGTTAATCTGTTTTATCTTGTCTGTAAGAATCTTTTTCTTTGTTTCAATTTCGTGATCTCCAAGAATATTATTTAGTTCTTTAAAATCATCATTTGTTTTAATGACATCCTCATCATTGATTGGTTTAGCGATTTCAAACAACAAACTTCTTCGTTTCTTCCAATCTAGTAAGTTAAATGCTTGAGGGTTCGTAATTAACTTGAATACATCTTCATCAATCAGTTCATCAATACGAGCTTTATAATCCTTTACTTTTATTGATTCATCATTGATATATTGTTTCTTCGTTCGACTTCGTGAGTATTCCTTGCGATTCGTTTTTTGATTTATTGTGTATTTAGGATGTGACTCTTTTTTAAAAGTCGTAATTTTTCCGTCGATTTCAAATTCTGCGAAAACAGTCGGAATTAACTCATAATTTTCTTCGTTTTTTTCGTTTAAAGGTACAGGGTTAAATGATTTGGTTGAACCGTCTAAACCCTTATCGAAAAGCAGCCATTGTAATGCGGTTGCTGTTGTAGTCTTGCCAGTCGCATTATTGCCGTATATTTTTGCATCTTTACCGTCAAAGTTAAATTTTTCTTCTTTGATTCCAGCAAAGTTCGATATAGTTAACTTATTTATTTTCATATCTTTCCTCATGCTCCTTTTTTAATCTTCCGATGACCTCTTAGCACCTCGATAATTAAATTTTTTATTCGTTCATGGCTGTCTGGATTGATTTCATGTATCTGCACAAGCTTATTGTTTGTTTTGTAACTGTCGTGATAGTGCAAGAAATTAATCGATAAGTATCCGTGATGATTACGTTCAATTTCCAATAATGCTCGTTGGTTTGACAAAGTATATTCGTCGAATAACGTCTTAAAAATATTCAATATATTTCTTTCTGTATCTCTCATGCTTATACCTACCATTTCATGACTAAGTTAATTAGTCTGTCCTGTTCATCTGTGTTATTTTCAATCCATTCATAAATACTTTGTTTCAAAATATCTAAAGCTGTGTATAGATCGTTCTCGTCAGAAACTAGTAGCCCGTCAATTGAATTTCCTTCATGATCTAAAACGACTATTTCGACACTATATGCTCGCTTCTTAACTCTTAATTGAAAATCAAAGCCATCTACATTAAATATTTTTCGACATACGTCACCCGTTTTGTAATACATTGTTTTAGTCCTCCTTGTCGTCATCTATACCGAGAATTTTTTGTGATTTACACATTTGGAGAACATTGACAATATCTTTATAACTCTTAGTGCTATCCAATAAGTAAGCAAGATCAAAAGTATGACCAATCACAGAACTTGAACCTGCTAAATAATCTCCGTCGATAACTCCTATTGATGAGAAAAGCAAAATATCAAATTTACTTTCTCCCTTAATTTCTTTCGCTAATTCATACAATTCTGCCGTTTTTTCAGATAATAAGTCTTTTATTTCTTCCTGCGTCATGTCTTTATAATTTTTAGTCATGGTTGACTTCCTCCGTTTTTCGTTTTATATTTAACTTGAATTTTATTTCTTAAATGTTTGTTACTGTTACTTGTTGGCGCAAGTAGCAGTTTTTTTATTCTTCATAAAAGTATTCCTTATAGAATATGAATGTTGCGATACTTGCGAATCCTGCAATTGACCATGCTGTAGTGAAGTATAGAAACGGCATAAGTACAATCGCTAAGACTGTGAAGCATAGTACTGCTACTAGGTAGCTTTTATAAGTTTTACTCATTTGTTGTGCCCTCCTTTGTAAATCTCATTAAAATGTTCATCTACAAACTTATGCATCCTTCTTGCGTTAAACCTCCAACGATTAAAATTCTCATCAGGATAATGTACGATACCTTGTGCTCTTAACTCTTTTTCGAGTCTAGGGTGAAATAATAACCTGTCTTTGATTGTTTCATCAGATGCAATTTTTAATTTCTTCTTTAAGTCGCTCATGTTCCATACAGGGTCTAATGAGTAAGCTATTAACTCTTCATATTCATCTTTTGTGATAAGCACGTGTGTTTCAGGTATTGGAACTGTTACGTTTAAAATATGTGGCATTTCTATCTTTCCTTTCGTGTATAATGTTGTTATCAACCTAAGGTAGTGATAAGTATGAAATTAGATCATGATTGTGTTAGACATCTTTTGTTAGAAATTGAAACTAATAAAAAGATTGGTGAACCGCTCACCGAATACAATTTCAAAGATAATGTTGTATTTGGAAAATATGATTTTGAAACTGTAATGTATGCATTATTAAAACTGGAAGAAGCAAAGTATGTTAGTGTTAAATTCGGTTGGGAAGATGGACATATTTATGGTTATACAATTAACGATATAACTTGGTCAGGGCATGAATTTTTAGATAATATCCGAGACAATCACACTTGGAAAGAAGTTAAAAAAGTCGCAAACAAAACCACTAGTATGTCCGTAACATTGCTAAGCAAATTAGCTTTTAATTATCTAACACAAAAATTTAATCTAACTTAAATTCTTTTCCATCTATTAATCCATAAAAGTTATTTTTTAAATGCGGATGTCTTTCAAGCGTCATTTCAATAAAACGCTGGTCTATCATTAAGTCGTAGCCATCGTTGTATTGAATATTAACGGGTCGTCTATTACCTTCTTCGTCATAGTAGTAATAGATGACTTTTTTGTTTTGAGCTTGCATTGTTCGTTCCTCCTATTAAGTTGTTTGTTTTTCTCCTAAAAACTTATTAACAAAGTATTGTTGTCCTTTGCCTGTTACTTTTGGCGTCTTACTAATTGATGTGTGACCGTCCGAATGTGTGATTGATGTTTCTTTAATTTCGAATAACTCACGTTCCATTGAATACTGTGTAGGCATGTTATAATCCACACCCTTGCGTTTAATAAGGAATCCGTTTTGACGTAACCACTCAAACAATCTGCGTTGCCCGATGTTTATACCGTTTTGTTTAATGATCTTTGCTAACTCTCCAACTAAAATTGATGTCTTAGTAGTAGCTACTGCATCTGCAAATACAATTTTTGGTTTATCACGTTCAATCTTTGTTTCTAATTGATTGATTGTGTTGTTAGCAATTTTTAAAGCACGTTGCATAATCATTTCTGGACTGTTCCATGCTTTCTCTACTTGGATGAAATACTCTCTAAAATCAAAACCTTTTTCTGTACCTGACATCATCGCAACATGTTTAGCTACATCAAGTGTTAAAGCATAATCTTCTAGTTGTCTTACAGCTCCGTTATTAACAACCGTACTTGTAAGTACACTTGTAAAATCCCTATTTTCTTTGAAATGCTTCAAGTTAATTTCTGCCCAAGCGCTAAAACGCTTTTTAACTTCCAAAGCTTTATATAACTCTCTTGCACTTATTGCGATTTCTCCATTTTCTTTTTCTTGTATGTTGAACATTTCGCCGATGTTCGATTTTGTTTTTAATGCTTGCATATTGTTTATGCTCCTTTCGTGTATAATGTTGTTATCAACCTAAGGAGGTGATAAGTATGAAACTTCTAGTTACTTTAAAGGATGGTTCAAAAAAACATGTTTCGGATTTAAAGAAAATTGTTTTTCCAGGATATGAAGGAATTGAAACTGTTACAAAAGAGGAAATCGAAACATTTTTTCTAGACCCTACTAAAACTTATGTGTTTGTTGGATCTCAAACTCTAAGTGTGGAGGCAGGGCAAATCCTTACCGTTGAATTTAGCTAACCTTTTTCAACAACTCTGCAACTGCTCGCAACAGTTCAGGGTTGTTGTTTCTTTCTAAACAGTAACTAGCATGCTTGAGTAATTTGAGTTTTAATTTATTTTTTTCTTTCGCAATTCTAAATTTTTGTAACATTTGTTGTTCCTCCTTTATTCGAAATCATCGATAGTTAATTCTGAAACTCTCTTTTCATAGATGTATAAATAATAGTTTTTGATTTCTCGATAAACTTTTGCTGCTAGGTTGTATTCACTTTCACTCAAGTCTGAATTAAGTGTCACTCCAAAAATTGATAATGTTAATTTTCTAATATGGTCATGAACATCTTGTACATAAGCTTTTTGATGAATTGATTCGAAGCCATGCTGATACTTTTTTAGCGGAATCGGATGATTGAGCTTCCTCAATCTTCCTA